TGCGACTCTTTTCTGACTTATCGTTTAATTGTGAGACTGACGCTGAGTACATCTGTGCCCATACGCCAACTCGCTCGTCTTCTGCAAGATACGGACTAGAATGTATTAACGCTCCGTAGAGGTAAACATCTGGTGCATCTTCCAGTAACCAGTTTGTAGTGTTTCCATCTGACAAACTAGGTATCTTCGCAAAATATAGTAGTTCAGTATTTGTGTCTTCATTTGGAGTTGGGTATAACTCGAACTGACTATCTGCATGTGTGTAATATCTTGGTGTGCCACTCATATTCTCGTTTCCTGCTCTTTTATCTTCAAGTGCCTTACGAGATATTAAATCAAGTGGTTTTGTTCCTCCATCAGTAATATGAAAGCGTATAGTTTCCATCCAGTCAGATGGTATTTGCATATAAGCATCGCCACTGCTTTGTTGTCCACTTGCTCTTACTTCCATACGCCAATGACGTAAATCTCTGTTCATTTGTGCTTCTGCTAACTGTATAAACGTAGGAATGACACTTGTTAGGTCATCTCTGTTCAAAAAATCTGCTATTGTTGTTTGTAAGTTAGCGTAATTTGTTATTGCCATAATTAAAACCTATTAAGTAAACCCTCATCATCTTTTCTGTCACCTTCTATTCTAGTAGGTCGTAAAGCATCTTCATAACCTCTAACATCTAGCATTAATGTACCATCTTCTCTAGTCATAACGAATTGATTCATGTCTGGTAAGTTCGTTGCATAACCTTCTGGTTGTTGTGCTCTTCTGATTGCGTCTAGTTGTAGTGTCTCTGGTCTGATTGGATGTAAACCACCTTGTAGATACATTGACTCTCTAGGCATCATAAAATAGTCATACTGTGTTAGTTCTGACTGTGGTGTTGGATTTGGGTTTGGTGTCTGGTACATTACGCTAAAAGTCCTTGTTTATTATTCATTTTATCATCATCTTGCATTTGGTCTATACTTAATAAACCACCAACAGATGCTAGTGGAATGCCTTTGACATCTCGTGATTTATCGTCAAATTTATAGTAGTATCCACCACCTTCTAGTTTCTCTACTTCACCACCATATTTGTTCTTGTATGTTTTTAATGTAGATGGCACTTTCTTATCATATATGTTCTGATACAACTCTTGGTATTTAACTTTACCATTTTCATTTTTAACTCTATTTGGATTCCATATATCTAATGAGTATTCAGAGTCAACAAACTCTACGCCCTCTTTACCTTCTTGTCTTGCTTTGTTAATTGCTCTTTGAACTGCATCTTGCACCCATCTTTCATCTTTCTGTGGTGCATCTACGATTGCTTTTCTGCCAAGTTTTCTATCTATTTTTTCATATACTTTCTGAGCATCGTCTCTATTTTTTTCAATTTTGTTTTCTATGTTTCTTCTTCCCTTTGAAACTTTACCTAGACCTTCACCAAAATTATTTAGTTTTAATAATTCTTCGACACCCTCGTTATAAATTCGTTGCAATTCTTCACTGTCTAAGTCTGTATAATTCCTTCCTCTTCGGTCTGGAGAATACATAGACCTTCCTGCGTCAAAATATAAATCAGAAGGAACAATGTTTTCATAAAAATTTCGTATTGAACCAACATCAGTAGGAGCACTCTTTACAATCTTGTCAAAGAATAATTTTAATTTTGGATTTTTTCTCATTGCATTTGAATGACTACCATAAACATCATTAACTAATTCTTTCATATCAGTATTAACGTATGCATAAAAATTAGTATTAGTTAACTCTAGTTCTTTCTCTAATTCTCTTCCTTCCTTCATTAAATTACGTTGAGTTGTTTTGTCTGTTTCGATTTCTTGAGATGTTTCATATTCATCTATTTTCTTTTGTTCTTCTTTTGTAAGATAACCCTTCTGTCTGCCTTTTTGATGTAAGTCTGATTGTATTTCTATAACTTTCTTTCTCTTACCATCAAGAGTATCTGCCATTCTTATGTGTGCAGTGGTGTTTACATAATCAGAAAAGTGAGAACCATAAAAATCATCATCAAGATTTGGTGCTGTTACTAATACTTCTTCATAAGTATCCATGTTTAAATCGTCTCTTGACGCACCTACATAATCTTCATATTGTGTACTACCATCAGCAACACTCATATATCCATAGTCCATAGCATCTTGATTAATTTGAACTTCTGCTTCATCTAATGAATAAACGGCATCGTTAAATTTTTCACCATTTGGTCTGTAAATCTGTAAACCTAAATCCTCATTACCAACAACTCTATATTCATCTCCATCAGTTGTTGCGATTTTCCACTCCATATATGGATTATCCCAATAATCTGTTTCTGCTTTGTATTGTGCTATGTTTTCTATTACCTCAGAATCAAACTTTTGGTCTTTCATTTCATCCACCCACTTAGGTGTTACGTTTGAATAACCACTAATTTCTTTCAATTCATCTTTAGTTAATGGATATTTTTCTGGATATTTTTTGTTTAGTGCTTTTATTAAAAACTGGTCTAACTTCCCATAGTTTTTAAGTTCATCAATAACTTCTGGAACAGTTAAATCTTCCCACTCATAAATCCAATCATCTGCTATTGCTTGTATGTATTCTGGGTCATCTACTACTTCGTAGTTTCTGCCTTCTGGGTTTCTTTGTTCTGGGTATCTCAAATAATTGGTGTCTTCTGACCAATCGTTTTCTGGTCTATCTAGTCTTATTCTAGGTTCATATTGACTACCCATAAGACTTGTTTCTAATAATAGTGTCTTGTCTTTATTAATTTGATTGAGCAGTCCTTCTTTGGTAATTTTCTGACCACGAAGTTCTTTGCCTTCCATAAAATCATCTATTTTACTTTCTGCTATTTGGTCTCTTTTGATTCCACGTTTTAGTAAATATCGTTTAATATCGCCTCTTGTGTTTACTTCTTGTGGTAAATCCATCAATAGTTGTTCAATAGGGTCGTAAAAACCATATTCATCTATCGGTGCTGTTATCTCACCTTGTTTCCTAGCACTTATATCTTTGATTGATAAACCAGGATTCTTTGCATTCTCAAATGATTCTTTGATTGCGTTTTGGAACTTAGGGTTAGTCTTATACAACTGTAGCATCTTTAGACCACCATAAGTTGCACCACCTAATACCATTGCTGGTGTATCTGGACTTTCCATTAGTGATTTGTTAAATGCATCCCAAGAGTCAAAGTCACTTGCTATCTCTTTACCCATCTCTGATGCAATCTCTTGATAGTATGGGTCAATGTCTGCACCAGTTAGGTTACCTACACCACCTACTGCTACATTTGTTAGCATCTCACCCATCTCTACTGGTCTGTTTGCTAACTCTAGTGCACCTAATACATTCTCACCGATGAATCTATCTGCACCTTCTTCACCACCAAGTAAACCTTGAAAACCACCTTTCTCTGTGTCGTACTTCGGTCTAGGTATATTTTCTACTCTATTTCTGTAGTTAGTAATGAACTCTGGTTCTGTTGGAGGTATGACTTCTTGTCCTCTAAAACGTCTTTGATAGTTATCTGCTACACGACCTAAGTCACTTATGCCACCTAGTAGTTGAACATCTTTAGCAGTATCGTATAGATTACCAACACCTTTTGCCATATAGTCGACACCTTCTTTGAGGTAGTCTGGTTGTGTTGTTTGGTCTAATAAACCATAGTCAGTAGGGTCAGAACCACTATCGCCTTGCTTAAATCTGTTCTCACCAAATATGTAATCGAATATTCCTAGTGCCATTATGCTATGTTGTTCATTAATCCTAAACTAGAGAACCAGTCTGTTCCCTTCTTAATATCTTCTGGGTTCATCTGTAAAAACTCATCTAACTTAAACTTTTGTGAGTCTTGTATGTCAGAACCTTTAATAACTATTTCTCCACTGTCTGCGTTGTAACTAGGATGATACACTTCTGTGCCTTTATCTAATCTTATAATGTAAGGCATACTACCGAACATACCATAACTATCAAAATCTCGTTCCATTTTATCAACAAAGTTTGGATTGTTAGGGTCTACCATTTTTGCTGAATAAACATTATTTGCATCAACATCTGTAGGTTTTGGTGGATTCATTCTATACCCAATATTCCTAGAAATATACATAGGTCTTTCTAGCGTGTATTTAGAACCTTCCATCATATCAATTAAACCTTGTGATGGATAATCTTCTATCATGCCTTGCATTGCTTTTTCTAAACGAACTTTATCACCTTCATAATCCATTAGATTTTCTCGTGCAAACTTCTTATCATAGTCTTGCACATATTTTTCAAATGTTGCTTGGTCGTATTTTGGTTCTGTATATGGACTTAATAGATAACCTTCTTGACCTCTAACAGTATGTGCAGCATCAGACCTTGCGTCTCTGTTAGGTGGTTGTAATTGTCTTCCTTCTTCAAATGTGTATGCTCTGTTAGGGTCATTTAAGAATGCTTCACTTCCGTAATTCTTTGATGCTCTTGCATTTTTCCAAATCTCTTCAAAATCACTGTATGTTCTGTCATTACGAGTTTCTGGTGTGTACTTAAAAGTACCATCATCATCTTTTAACCAATCAAACTTTTTAAAATATTTTGGGTTTGTTACTTTGTAGACCACTATGTCTTGACCAGTTTTATCAGCAAAATCTTTCATTGCGTTCATAAACTTTGTGCCCAAACCTTTACTCTTTTCTGTGACTGCAATATTTGGCAAATAGATTGTATCTTTGCCACCAATACTTCTTTCAGATGCCATTTGAAAATAAACATCATTCCCATCTACAGATATTTTGCTACCATAATCACCAATGTGATGTGCTATGTCGTCTGGTACTTCTGCTCTGTATGTATATTTGCCACCAAGTTGTTTAGCAATATTTGATGCTACTTTACGTTTTAAAGAAGTCTGAAGTTCTTCTTGTGAAGTAGCAAAGGCATATTCATCATCAACCTCTAACGCTTTTGCTTCTAATTCTTCTTTTGTTGGGAAAAGTGATTTGTCTTGTGAACGAGCGTCAATTTTCTTCTGAACTTTGTTTGCTATATTAAAGAATTTAGAAACACCACTTAACATTAAACTACACCTGCTAGATTACGTTTAATAGGTGCTCCCCAATCACTGACATTTGGTCTGTATCCTATTGCTAGATACCTAAATGCATCTGCTCCGTGCGATGCCCAATCATGTCGAGGTCTAAGTCTCCATGTTTTACCATTTTCATCCCAGTCCCTTGAGTAATTGACTAAAGAGTCTATTCCTTTTTCACATTTTATACCATCAAACCAACAGTTTGGCAACATTGACCTAACTTTCTGTATGCCATCATCAATATTAAGTTGAGGTGCTATTTCTACTTCTCTGATACCTAAGTCTGCTAACACTTCTAGTCTACTCATTCCAGACCCTAACTCTCTTACTCTAACGTCATGAGGTAGTATGTGGGAGTCATAGACATAACCCTTGTCTTGTAAGACCTTAGCGTAATGCTCTAAACCAACACCAGAACCTTCGTAGTAGTCTATTAGTCTTACCTCTGTGTTAATCATTTGTGCAAACCAAATAGATGTTGAATCTCCCACACCTAAATCCCATGCAGTAATAACACCTTTGCTTTTGTCGTACTTAACTTCTCTAATTCTATCTTCTGCTTTTGCTTCTCTCATCTCTGCACTGTAGTAAGCACCTTCTGAGAATGTTAGAAAGTCACCTTCCCATATATGGTCGTAAAAGTCTGGGTTCTTTGTTTTATCGTGTAGTCTTTCTTTCTCTAATACTTCTGGAAACCAAGGATTATCTCTCCAGTTAAGTTCTACTATTTTTGCACCATCTGGTGGGTTCTCTCTAAATCTCTGGTGAGTTGCTGAATACTTTGACTCTGGATTCCACGTTACCCATATCTCTGAGTCTTGCTCCCGCACTGAAGGTATCAATTTTTGCCACGCAAACTGACTGACTGCTTCTCCTTCATCCACCCACGCTAATAGAACTCTTGCTTTAGACTTTAATGAATCTAGTGAACGTCTTAGACCAACAAATGTGAATGTAATGTTGCCATCTCTAGACTTAATGTATTTGTCACCTATTTCGTAATACTCTTCTAAGTAATCAACAGAACGTATTGCTTGTTTTACTTCTTCCAGTGATGAGTCTTCTAATGAGTTCATAAACTCACGACCACAAAGTATCTGACCACTTCTGCCTTCATGCTTACCCCATACATAACCTCTGACTGCACACATTAATGCAAAGGTTCTAGTCTTACCACTACCACGACCACCATAAGCACCTCTATATCGTGCTTCGCCATTAAACACATCTACAAGTTTAGGTGGTAACTTTAGACCAGTATGTAGTAAACCCTTATGACGTATATTCTGCATCTGCAATAGAAGGCATAGGTTCTGCTACTAAATGAATCACATCTGGATGCTCAACTCTATCATCGCTAATAAGCACTTCTTGTTGAGTCTTTTCTGAGTAACCATGGTTTGCCATCATTAACTTGACAATCGTTGTGTTAAACGTATTCTCAAGTCCTTTAGATATAAGTAATCTTGCTTGTTGTAACTGGATTCTCTCTAACGTGTCCGAAAACTCTGGTTTTTCTCCACTGTTTGCCCATTCATAAAGTGTGCTTCTACTGATGTTAAGAGCAAATGCTAACCCCTCCATTGAAGGTACTGGGTCATCAAACTTCTCATGCTCGTAAACATATCTATCTGCTTTCTGTTGAATCTCTTCAGTATATTTTGTTGGTCTTGCCATTAGTGTAAACTCCTTCGAGGTAGAACTTCTGCGTCATCTTGGACTTCCATCTGTTCTCTCATTGATAAACACTCAGAATGAGCAATAAGCATATCCTCTTCTGTTAAGGACATCATCATCAAAGCACATATATACAGTGACTTAAAGTCATCCTCATCATCTATGTCTACTTTGAGTTCGTTTATACTCATTCATTCCTTTCTGTATCCCATTGATTCATAGTACAAATCTTCTGGATGTGGTAATTGTATCCCAAAATCAGCAGAAAAGAAATCTATCTCTTGTAGGTATTCCTTGAACTGGTCTACGTTTAAATCAGTTGTAGAGCGTAATGCCTTAATGATTTTATCTTTTGCCTTGACCTCTCTGTAACCTAAGAACTTATCTCTAAGTATGTCGTGCATAGCATCTTTAGTGTATCCAGTTTGCTCTGATAGTTCTTTGACCCAAATCCAATACAATGCATTCTGTCTTTGAGTACGATTCATTCTATCTTCTTTTAAACTAATCATTG